CGAGATAACATCCATATGTTCTTTCTTCATACGAACATTCTCAAGCAAGAAATATTTAGGTTTAACTTCTTTTAACAATCGAACAAACTCAAAGAACAATGCTGAACGTGGATCATCAAAAGCTAATTGCTTACCCGCAAAGGAAAAACCCTGACAAGGGCTGCCCGCAACAATTAAATCAATCTCAGGTAAATCTTTACCTTTAATATCTTTAATATCACCAAGGTGTATTGTTTCTGGAAAGTTTTCTTTTGCTACTTTAATGGCATATTTATCTATCTCACTTGCATAGTACTTATCTACCTTGATCCCTAAGTTCTTTAATGCAATCTGAGTGCATGACATTCCGTCAAATAAACTAAGTACATTCATTTTAGGAAATCCAACATTTGTAGTTACTGTGTGTTGGTGAATCTACATCATCACCGCAATGCCTACAAACACCAGTTTCTTCTTCTATCTTAACTTTCTCAGCTTCTTCAGAAGCCTCAGCTAAATAATCATCTTGTGTCATCCAATATTCTTCTTTATCTATTTGCATATTAATCTCCGTTTGTTTTTAGATATATCTTTTATGGGATAAAATGGATTATAAGTCAACAGTCGATTAGAAGTTTTTATAATTATTTATTTTGGGACAACCCATTTCCTCTACTTGAATTGTTCTCATCATTCCATCGTCATCATAACCTGTGCCAATATGCATTGGGACGCAGGGCGTTGGATCTACACTTGTGCAGCCCACTAACGACGAAACTAAAGATACAAAAACAACTAATACACCTAAGTTAAATATTATTCTTAGCATTAACACGATTTCTCTCCCTCATTGATTCTGCTACTTGTTGGTTAATAAAAACAAGAAAGTCATCTGTCAATTTTTTCTTGTACGGTACTCCATCAATCGTGATGAGCATGTAATCCATATTAACAGATACAAATATTCTTGGTTCTTCTTTCATTTTAATCTCCTTGCAAAGCAAAGCAGTGCTGTGCTGTGCTACGCAATGCGTGGCCATGCCGTACATTGCAGGGCACCGCCTAACCCAGCCATGATTAAGTACTAACTACTTAATTTCTAATGTGTCCCAATCAAACTCCTGGGCTTTTTTACGAGCCAGGGACTTTGTTTTTGCAACACCAACACAAACCCATCTACCACTATACCAACTCCAAGATTCAAAATCTCTAAGTCTTAATTTAGCCCAGACAGCAAACTTATCATCTAATTTGCGTTGTACTATTTCTATTATTTTTGGCTCTGTGAACCCTTTTTTCTTTTTACTTGCCATTTTGTTACCACATATTTGCCGTACGGACCCTTCTTGTCCGGACGATAATCTCCCAATCCAACTCTTTTTCCTGCGTCGTCAACAATTTGTCTAAGTAATGGTAATGATATTATCTCTGTGTCTAACTCTAAATTAAAATCTAATTCCCAATCAAAAAAGATAGGCCTAAATGCAAGTATGCGACCTCCTGTTGCGGGAACTCGAACGGGACGACTATCAACAGTCCATCCTTTTTTACTTTTTATTGGTATCATAGTGTCAATAATATTTACGCAAGCTGGTATCATAGATTTCTGTTGCGTGGTGACGGATCTATTTTTTATTTTATGAAAACGTCCGCCTTCCATTATTGAAGATGTTAAATTGGGTTGAGGTATGCATGGTTTCTTCTTATGCATGTATAATTTCTTTTCACACTGTTCGTGTTCTGTTAATGGTTCTCCTTGATTGTTTGAACTAACTCCAGACGTTGCTGCTCGTGCTGCCTCATCTGTAAATCGATTGCACATAAGAGGTGACACCCCTTGAATCGTTATATTTATGGAAACCATTAGTGTATTGTTGTGTTTTTATGTGTAATAAAATCGTACTCTCGCACGACGACGGAAAGCAACTTCATCAGAGTGCCGACTTTTTCTTCGTCAAAGACACCTCTTTTTAATTCTTGTTGCACATGGCTTGTTAAGTTTCCTAAAGACTCAGCGAAGGCTTCAATCGCTTCTTCCTCTGTTCCTTCATAAGAAAGTATTTGCCATTCTTGTTTATGTTCATCATTCATAATTTTCATTATATCATTTTCCCTCTCTTTGAATAGTTGTTTTTACTTCATATGTTGGATGTACTAATAATATTTCATGGCTTATTATCTCTTTTCCAAATTTAGGATGCCATTCAACCTCTTCTTTTACAAAACTATCCGACGTACCATCGTCAAAGAACGGGCCATATAATTTCTTATATATTTCTCCGTCGTCCTTTTTAAGTGTAACGAGTACAGCAAATACTCTATCATTGGGGTCTGGTTTTAAATCTAATACTCTAACCATTATACTTCTCCTTGTTTTAGTTCAGGATTTTTGTACCATTTCCTGGTGTCTTCATCGAAATATACATTTTGTGCTCTAACGGGCCTATGTGATACTTTCTTACCTTTACTCTTTCTTGTTTTACCAGGCATTGTTCTTTTTCCCATCTTCACCTCCATTAACTTCTTCTTTATTTAAAAAATCATATGTTTTAGATCCATTAATTAAAATGTAATGACCATGCTGGATCCATATCAATTAAATCTTTCCACAATAAATCTTCCGCTTCCTCTAATGAGTCGGCAGTAACATATTTTTCTATGCTTGTTTTTACTGTTAATCTAATATTATAATCAGGCATTCCTTCTCTCCTCTCTTTACCAAATCAATGTATAACATGGTATAATATAATCAGTAAAGTATTTTATTTTATTATGAAAGTGCTTGACCACTAGCCCACTAGCTCAGGGGGGTGGGTGAGCTATGGGCTAGCACCTCTCTTTGTAACTTATTGTTTTATATAGATAATAAAAAGTGCTTGACCAGCTAGCTCATTTGACTTGATTTAGGTGGGCTAGTACTTTAAGTTATTGAATTATAAGGAAATGTTCAGCTTGTGCAGCTTGCCTATATAATATATATAGGTAGGGGTGGGCTAACGCCCCACCACCTACTAAACCTTACCGGAGGAGACTGGAACAGATGGAAGAAAAAATAGAAATAATTGACATGGAAGATGTGGAAGAAAATGAATCGGGGTTGTCGGTAAACTTAACACAACAGCAACAGAGATTTGTTGAGAACATAGTCTATCATGATATGTCCCAGACTGAAGCTGCTAGGAAGGCGGGTTACAACCATCCCGCTGTTCAAGCTAATCGTAATATGAAAAACAAAAGTGTTATAATCGGGATAGAGGAGCTGAGGTACGAAGCTCAACATAGAAATCATGTTACTTTAGATAGGTCACTTCGGGATTTAAAATCAATTCGGGACGCAGCAGTTCTGGATGGAAGTTGGGGTCCAGCAATTAAAGCTGAAGAGTTACGCATGAAAGCCGTCGGGTTATTGATAGAGAAGAAAGCAGTGCTTCATGGTCGGGTAGATGCCTTGTCCAAAGAAGAAGTCCTGGAGGAACTCCAGAAGCTTCAGAACAAGGCCAAGAATCAATCGGGCATTGAGATTGATGGTTCGGGTAAATTAATTACCAATTGATAAGAGGATAACTAAAACAGTTACCCCCATTACGAGCTGAAAGATTTCCCAATTCGTCATTATTTCCTCCTTGCTGTTGTTACTTTGTCAAAATCGTACTTAGAACAATATCGGGCTACATCATGTTTGTTTTTGATGTTAGCAAATTTCTTCAGATAGAAATTGTATAGCGACATTCTAAGCTTTAAATCGGGGTGTATGTACTCCATAAATTGTTTCATTCCTCTAACTCCTCTAATTTTTTTTGTATTTCCTCATAATCATGTTTGTCAGTATATTCCCATAAAATATCTTTAGCCCATTCATGATACTTCATAGATTGCACCCCCATATAATAACCAACATCATACTCATCAGAATTTTCATTCTTTAAAACTCTTTTGATTGTTTCTTGGCTTGGTATATAATCACTCATTTTTTCACCTCATTAATTGTTATGTCCTTAACTCTATAATCTAAATCTTCTAACCATGATTTAATTTCATTTGATATATGTTCTTTATCAAACCATGATGTATCATCATCTCTTAAATCATCATCTCTTGTTAGTTTAAAATTAATATTAAATGTAGTCATTTTTCTAACTCCCTTTTGTTGCTAATTTTAAAAATGCTCTAGCTTGTTTGGTTAAACCATTTTCAATATCTTCAAGCCCTATGGCTTGTAGTATGTAATATTTACCATTTGGTAGAGTATCAAAAATTGGTGTCTCTTCATCATCTTCATATAATTCGGTTTCACTTCCACCTATATGCAATATTAAATCATCTAATTTTTTAGCATCAACAACTATAATATCTCCCAATATATCTTCATCATCACTATGACCAAAATTTTCTACATATGTTTCGTATTTACTCATTACAAATCCTCCCTTCCAATCACGGGTAATGTCGGTTCTTCTTCACTACTTGTTCCTAAAGCACCTCCATCATTTCCTTCGTCATCACTCATAGGAAAAATATAACTTCCATCAGTAAATTCAATGATAAGGGGAACTTTAGAAGCCCCCCATTCATCTTCACCGAAACAATTATCCATTTCTTCTTTGAATAAATATCTAGCTTGTTTAATCGTTTTACCGACTAAAAAATCTGTTGCGATTGTGTTCCAATTTTTTCTAACAGTCATGATTATAACTCCGCTTCAAAAGAACAATAACCTTGCTTATCTAAACATTCTTTAATCTGATTGCCTAATCTCCAACGAGCATACCATTCTAATTCATATTCATTTATACCCTCTTCTGCTAAAGATTTATCTCCATAACCTTCATAAAGAGAACCACCTTTAGAAAATGCTTTATGAATTTTATCAAACTGATTTTTTCCTAAATGTTTAACGCACCTTTCAAGTCCTTTAAGAACATCTTGATAATTATCTTCTTTATCAAAATAATAATTTAAATAATTTGAAGTACCTTCAACTCCAAAATTATCTGCGTCGTCACTTGATTGAACAGCAAACCAAAATTTCCCTTCAATATCGCCACTATAATATCTACCCATTATGCATTCTCCCTTCCAAACATTTCTAAAATAGTTTCTCTTTTCATTAACACTTGTTTGCCCGTTTTATTGTCTTGAACAACAAACTCCCAAACTCTTGCCTTCGGTCTATAATCTATAAGAGAATATGCTTTACCATTACGATTTACTATTCTTGATAAATCTAATTCCATAGCATTAGCAAACTTTTCAAGAACACTTTCTGTATGAGATTTTTGACCTTCGATTAAAAAGTTTATTTTAACATCAACCTCATGTTTACGATAACCCATAGACCCAACTTTTATTTTTAGGTTATGACTTTTTGATAATTGTCCTAACGCTTCTTCGAGGTCATCTCTAAGAATTTTTAGTGTAAGTTTATCAAAACTTTCTATTTTTTGTATCATATCGATACTCCTTTATTTGATTAACAATAAGATAATATACCATGTATTTGCATATACAATCAAGATAATAAAAGATAATTTTATGGTATTTATAACCGAATAAACCACACCCCCCTACAAGAGGGGGTTCTTGTTTTTTTCTGATGAAACAAATTAGTCATAAATGAAACAGAATAAGCTAAGTCGGGACGCACGTATAAATCGGGTCGGGGTCGGGCAAGTCGGGTTCACGTATAAGTTGAGGATTATGGTTATGGTTTAGGTTTAAGTCCTGGAACTAGGACTAAAATCCAGGGTTTACTATATGCCAAAACATGGTATAAATAATTATTGTTAATTATAGAAGGATTAGAAAGATGATTATTGGGATATCAAAACTTAATGGAAAATTAGAAGGCTTTAGGGCTATCGGAACTAATACACGCACTAATAAATTTTGTGTGAAAATGAACTCTGCCAAAAAAGAAACTATCTGTAAATTCTGCTACAGCCATGCGACATTAGAGCGAGGGATTTATAAAGATTTAGAACCATTCTTACAAAGTAATACTGAAGTTTTAGGAAATACCATTTTAAAAGAGTATGTCTTTAGACAAGGGTCGACTGTTACCACAAAACTAAACGATGCATATTTTCGTTTTCAACAGCATGGCGAACTTATCAACATGACACACTTTATTAACTTAATGAACATTGCTTTAGATAACCCCAAAACAACTTTCGCTTGTTGGACGAAAAGAAAAGACATTTTAAACAAGTATAGAAAAGAAAATGACATTCCGGAAAACGTCATCATGGTTTATTCTAACCCCGAAATTAATAAAATCCTGGATGCACCGCCACAAGGCTTCGACAAAGTTTTCAATAACGTATGGAAGGACCACGCCGTAGAAAAACAAAACTGTACGGGTCAAAAATGTATGGACTGTTTGCGATGCTATGACAAAGATAAAGAAAGCGTAATAGTTGAAGCTGTAAAATAGTCGGGTAAGTCGGGGCTACATATAAGTCGGGTCACGTGTATAAAATTAGTCTTCTGGTTAAGGTAATAGTGTATATAAATCAACAACTTATATAATTCCTGGTGTTGACTATGTACCATTATATGGTATTATATAGTTAACTTAAACAAATGGAGAAAACAAATGAATGAAACAGAATTAACTATATTTTTAATTTTAGAAGAGCTTGAATTAATAAAAGCTAATGACATTAAATCTGGCAGAACAAATTTAAATGGTGTTTTAAATTTTTGTAGAGACATTAACGGAGAAAACAAATGAATAAACAAGAAAGAACCAGAGAAGAAAAACTAGTACGCATAAATGAATACAAGACTGATATGCTGAATGCTCAATCTTTGGAGAACGAAATTCAGAAAAAAGAAATTCGAGATCTCCTTGAAGAGAACGAAGATCTCAAAAATCGAATTGAGGATATCAAAGGAGAAATCCAAATTCTCACCGGGGATCTAAGGGCTTCCGCTGATGCTCTGGATGAACTGGAATAATTTCCCCCGGGGAGGAGAAATCCTCCCCAAGTCGGGCTCACGTATTAGTCGGGTCACGTATAAATAAACTTTTTAAGGTTAAGGTTATAGAAGATTATATTAATACCAAATAAAAATTTCTCCATTGTATAACCATTAAAACATGGTATTATATATCTATTGTTAATCAAAGGGCTAAGCCCAAAGGAAAAATAAAATGGAAAAAATAGATATGTCAACAACCTCAGTTCTTTTAGATGAGGTTTCAAAGGTTGAAGATAATTTAAGGGATTATAACAGTTCGTTAAATAATCTTCTTTACGAAATAATCCCCGTCATAAAGCAATTAGTTAATGAGCGTAATGATCGTTTAGCACTAACAGAACCCAATGGCGATTTTGCGGGTTCGCTTGCGACTCTTATGTCTAGGGTTGATGAACTAGAAAATACTGACGGTGGTATGGCAGTCATGAAGTTGCAAGATGCAATTGATGAGACGCAAGAATCTTGTGGCAATCATGAAGAAAGACTTGATGAGTTACAGAATGATATTGAATCAATTGAAAGAAGGTTAGACGATGCCGAAGTCACCATCACAATATAACGAGGAGGGTGGGGTTGGTAACAACCCCACGACTTTCCAAAAATTTTGTTTGGTCTTGGCGTTCATTGGGATCATTACTTGGTTCTTTACTTGAATCGGGCAGTCGGGTTCGCATATAAAAAGCATCTTTTTATTTAAGATTAGGGCCTAGAAAAAATCCACCAGATGAAAGCCATATTGCATTAATCGAATAAAATGGTACTATCTATCTATTGTTAATCAACGGGCGAAGCCCAAAGGAAAAAATACTATGAAGTT